ATCACCAGCCGTAGCTGTACCAATCACTGGGGTAGATGGTATGCCAGCACTAGCTATACTAATAGAGCGCATTAGCTGCTCAAGTCTCCCATGAGAAGCCAAGTGTTTGTTCCTCGTTTAAGAAGCGTAGCAGCTGACCACTGTGCGCGTAGAAGAAGTCCAGGTGTTGCGTTAACAGTTACACCAACTACTGCAGCTATAGTTACTGTTCCAGTGTTAGTGCGAATAAGTGTTATTTTAGTTCCAATTGGAAATGCTGTTGTTGAATTTAAAGGAACAGTTATTGTAATTGGAGAAGTTGAGTTTGCTTCAACGATAATACCATCATCACCTATTAGGAGAGTATAGTTAGCTGTTCTTTCATTTGTTGCCGGATGGTCAATAACAGCGTTAGTTGCATACAAAGATGCACCTATAGCTGCACCAATATTTGGTGTAGTCAAGGTAACCGATGCACCAATTTTAGTTGTTGTTACTGCACCAGTAGAAATCTTGGCTTCGGTTATAGAAGCTGCTGCAATGTCTTCTGTGTTGATTGCGCCGGCATCAAAGTTTGAACCAGCTGATAAGTTTTCAACAAATGTTTTTACAGTGTTGAAGTTTCCATTCATCTGATTGGCATCAATGACAGTGCCAGTCTGGAATACGGTTAATCCACTTAATGTTGCCATTACTTTTGGCTCCTTACTTTTCTTCTCTTGAATTTATATGCGATTGAATTTAATCCCCATTGTCTACCAACTGTACCGGTGTTAAGACCGGTTGGGCCGACAAACTCTAGTTGTGTAGACTTAGCTCTTTTAAGTCTACCACCTCTTTGAATACCTTCTCTTAGGTTGCTTTCACCAAATTCAGCGGTATCCCAAAGTCCAGTTCCCCATACGCCACCATCAATAACAGGCATTAAGTCTATTATGTGACTAGTTGTTATTAATTCATTATTAAAATCATGATAAACATTAACAATTATTTGAGTGTTTTCATCCACTGGGCGAACAACATACAAGCTTCTTACAAATGTTTTATCCTGCACATAACGGTCATCATAAAACCAAGATGTTGTGTAGTTAGTTGTATAGTCTCCTGCATCATCACCTTCTAGAATATCATCAGTTTGATTTTGCGCAATGTTATCTGAATATTCAAATTCATCTACGTACATGACATATTTAAAGTTTTCATTTGGATGAATCATAAGATGCCAAATTTCACCATCATCATCCGTCCAGTCGCAACCAGACAATAATCCATATGGAAGTATTGGATTTGGTGTTGCATCATTTGAATATGCTGCAGATTGATACATGGTAAATGCACCACTTTGACCAATTGACGGGTCAAATATAAAATTCATATTAGAATAATCAACTGCACTTCCAGTATTTGTAATATCAAATGGAGCCGACATCCATAATCTATCATTGACATAAGATAAAGTTAAATCAAATAATTTATTGGCATTGAGTCTATTAGTGTCGATAACTGGTTTTAGTCTACTAAATAAATCTTGGATTCCATTGCGGTTATAAAACAACAATCCTGCTGGATAGTCAAAAAAGTATGCACCACCAGCACCTTCTACTACATGTTGAGGATATTGAATGCCAACAGTTGTAGAAAGTTCTACGAGTTGAAATGAGTCAACGTCATAACCCATAAGTAGATATACTGCTTTAGGTTTAAATATTAATAACTGACCATCGACTATTGCAAGTCCACGGATTCCCTCACCACCAGCAACAATGTCAATGTAGTCATCCTGGAACCAGTTCTCTGGTGAGTTTTCATGTGACCAACGAATTCTATTTGGATGGTCAATTAAACTTGGTGTAGCATCATCATTTAATTCTTTTGTATTAGCAACAAACAGTTTGTTAGCATGCGCCCTTACAAGTTCTGCTCTTGGCATGTAGCCACCAACTGGATTTTGATATGGCTGCCATGTTGGGCCAGAAGCTAGTAAGGCTGTTGCATATGTGTCACCTACTACATACTTGTACATTTGGCTGGAATCTTTACCAACTGCAAAATATAAAGTGTCAAGCCATTGTGTTACGCTAGCGCCATTAGTTGATTTTACGGCTATGTCATTACCGGCAGAGTATTGTATTGTTGAAAAATTACTACCAGACGATTGATAAATTTTTCCATTTGTAGGAACCATGCTAACAACTTCATAACCAGTATTTAATATTATTCTTGGTGAAGCTGTGTCTTTATAATTAAATAATCCTTTTGGATTCCAGTTACCACTAACTTGTGTAGTGTGTTTCTTTTTGTAGCCAGCGCGGCTAAACACACCACCACGTGGGTCAACGTCAAGATTTAATATAAATGGTGATTCATTCTTTGCTAACTGAAATTGGTCAGCACGAAAGTTTAAGCCACCAGTAAAATCTCTAACTTGGTCAAAAAGAATTTCGGCCATTTAGAATGCTACTCCGAGTGGGTTTGGACTACCTGGCAATACTGTCATGCCCGTACCAAATGGTGCAAAATCATATGCTTGAAGTTGTAAACCACCCGACATAATAAGTTGACGGTTGCTTGATGGAGCAGTAAGGTTTCCTTGAATAACTCCAATGCCTCTTTCAAAGCTACGCATGTATTCATTAGCCATCTCTGGGTCTTCTTGGAATTGGAAGATGCGAGCCATAACATAATTAATTAATGGCAACTGCAATTGTGGCGAAATATCAATTGGGTCGCCTTCATTGAGCATCCACGTTAATGATGGATTACGGAAACCTCTGAGGGTAAAAGAATAATTATTATCAGGTTTTGGCCAAAGATTTACTTGGTCAGCCCATATTGAGAAATATGATGGAAGACCTTGTTGGTCAGAAGTTCCAACCCAGATTGATTCTGCTCTAGCTTGGTCAATATAAATTAATGAATTGCCTTGATAATTTGTATCGGTATTTATTACAGCTGTTATTTGTGAAATGTCAGTAATAGCTTTTGTTGAAGAACCAATTGCTGTTGGTTGCGTTTGTGTAAAATTTGTATATGACCTGTTGTTTGTTGTTACAGCAAATCCATAAGTTGTTTGGTAGTACGGCCAACGATTACTTAAGGCTACAACTTTTTGAAAACCTTCTTTAATAAAACCATTAACAAGGTCTGTTGAGATATCATCATTTTCATCAAAGCCAATATCTAAGTCAGAAAGTTCGCCAACAAACGTGCGCATTTGCGCAAGCGTAAGGTTAGCATTAGAAAAATTTATAGCCATTTTTTACTTCCTATTCTGGAGAAGTCTCTGTATTATTTTCTTCTTTTTCACCAAGTTTGTTTAGTGCGTTCAAATGACCAATGCAATAGTCTGTGCCTTTTGCTTTTGGTGCTTTGCATTCTTCTTCTTTTTTATTCATTGCTTGGCATAAGCCGCGCTTGTAATGTACGCCACCGTAAGCAATACCTGATGGTGGAGCAATCTCTACACCCGAGCCGTGATAAGCTAAACGACCGTTACCCACATGGCGTGTTCCTTCTACGGTTCCATATGGTTGTGTGCCAGCTAATCCCTGGCTTTGGCTTTGGAATTCTTTGTTCATATTATTCTCCTTCGTTATAAGTAAAACATGCCGCCAAGGGTCCTTCCCCTGGGCGGCATGTATTTAGTTTGCTAATTATTGGTTGTCGCCAACAAAAATGCGCTTCCAGTTCATGGTGGAGAGTCCACCCTTAGCTATGATGGTGCTTGCGGTTTCTGCTTTGCCGCTAACTCCAATGAAGCCATCTACTGATGGGGTAATTACACCATGTAGAAATGCTTGGTTCAAACCAGTTGCAAGTGCAACCGAAGCTGAACCGTGGTCTGGAGTGTTAATTGCTACAGCAGCTGTGCGAACAACTGTTGTTGCATCAGTATTGTATTCTGAAATGAATGCAATAGCTGTTGGAGTTGCACCTGCAGTTATTGAAAAGGCTGCTCCGTCAGTTGCTGCGGCTGCTGAGTAAACAATACGAGCATCAAACGCGTATGTCTCTCCAGCTTTTCCGTACCAACCAAAGTCCTGGTCATCAAGTGCTGCATATGAAACGCCGACCGTTACGTCAGCTGCGAGAACGTTTGTGCGTTCTACGATGAATTTATTATTTGTTGCCATAGTTGTATGTCTCCTTGCCTTTCGGCAGATACCTAACTAATGTTTTTATTAATTAGAATTTGTTTGTTTGTTTGTTTTTTATTAATAGCCGGTACTGGGAGAGTTGCCCGAAGGATGACAACCTTTAAACTCCCAGCACCAACTACATCTTTAGCTATTACGCGTAGCTAGCGTCTGCTGTCAAGTAACCCTGACGTTGACGGTTGCTGCAGGTTAACTGACCATAGGCCAACACGAGGGCGTAACGGGCGTCTACGCCAGCTACAGTGCCGTTCATGAAGTCTGTGGTGGTGAACCAGTAACCATTCAAGCCGGTGAGCTTGAGGTACTTCGTGTTAAGGAAGTACATCGGCGCATCGGATGTGTCAACTGCCAATTCAAGGTCAAACACAATTGGTGTCTGCTTGAACATCAAGTTCTGGAAACCAGCATTTGCTTTAGCAACGTCTTGGTAACGAACGTTATTGGTTAACAGTGACTCATACTTCTCGAACAAGCTGGTGTTCGTGACGATAAGGTCAGGAACATCAGAGCCCTTTGAAGCACGGTTGTATACGTCAGCCATGTTCTGAAGTGCAAGTGTTGCACCCATCGTGGTTCCCTGTGTTGGGTTCCACCATGTGTTGGTGTTAGCATCAATGCCACCGACTGTGTTGTTCTGGGTAGCAACTATGTTACCAAGACCATTGAAGTCGCTTCCAGCTGATGCTGAACCATAAAGCTGCTCGTTAAGAGTTGTCTTAAGCGACATTTCAGCTTGCATGATTTTAGCATTCAACAGTTTGATGATTGCCTCGGTGCCACGGTTCTTTGCTTCTTCAATACCGCTGATTGCGATAGAAGCAGCCATCTGCTTCCAATCGTACTCTGCAGCTGAAATGCCTTCCTGTGGGGTAAGGTCAATTGCATCGTAGCCACTGTATGTTGCAACAGTATCGTTTACTGCGTACATCAATGGTTCTATGATTTGGGTGCCGCCTTCTTCAACACGGACACGTCCGCGCTCATTAAGGTGGTTAAGAAGGACAAGGTCCTTGAAAATGTTATCAACCAGCGTTGGCTGGTAGTTTTGCAACGTAGTTGATAACAGTGAATTAAAGTCGGGGTTGCCGGCCATGTTAATATCTCCTGTTTGTTGTTGTTTGGTTAATAATTTAACGTCTTCTTAGCCTGTTCAAAGGCTTCAAAAACTGACGTTGGTTTAGCAGCTTTTGGTGCGGCTGAATTTTTGTTGGCAGAGCCACCAGAAACCACTGATGCTGAACGTTTTGCTTCAATTCTAGACTGTTCTTCTGCTAGTTTCTTCTCTGCCTCTGAGGCTTTAGAATAAACTTTATCAAAAGTAATCTGTTTAAAGATTGCTTCTAAATCAGTCGAACCTGTTGTTAGAGCTTTAGCTACGATTTCATCAGCGTTAAAGTCATCACCATATTTGCTTTGCAAAGAATCAATAGTTCTAGTTAACTCATCCATAGCTTTTGATTGCTCGAAAGCTGCAATGCGTTGTTCTAACTGTCGAAGTTGCTTTTCAGCTGGGTCTAACCATTCTTCCTCAACTTGTTCGTCTTGGATTGAAGTGTTTATTCCGTAATGCTGTTGAAGCGCCTGCAAGGTGCCTGCTGGGTCGTTTTGCAGAGATTCTGCTAACGTTGCTGCAAACTGTACTTGCTTTCTTTGTTCGCTAAGTTCCTGAGTCTTGCGGGTATAATCCGCCTGACGCTGGTACCCAGCTAGAGCCTCCTTTACCGGAACCGATACCTCTTCGCCATCTACTTGGAGTTTGACGTATTTATCGCCAACCTCTGTATAGTCAAAGAAATCTAATTCTTGTTCTGGAGTTTCTGCTACGACCTCTGTCACTTCATCAACTTGTCCGTTTGCGGCGGGGTCAACTACGTTTTCAGGGTTAGCAATATTATTATTATCTGTCATTGATGGAGTCCTATCCTTCGTTGGTTATTCCTATTATAAGCATTAAGCCTACACTATAGATATTTTCTTTACCTATCTTTTACTGTCCACCTAATAATGCTTGAATTATTTCTGGTGGAAGACTTTGTATACTGCCAGGAACTGGACCAGCTCCCGGTTGTGCACCTGGGCCTTGAATTGGAGCACCTGCTCCTTCAATTAAACCTGGTGGAACTTGTGCTGCCATTTGGTCTGGGGTCATGCCTGGCGGCAAACCTTGTCCTTCTAGCGCTGCTTGGTCTGGAGTTATACCTTCAGGAGCTTGAGGTTGTGGAGCTTGCTGCAAGAATGAACCTGGGTCTTTTACTCCAAATCCTTGCGACAATACGTATTCTGCCAGCTTTGGTAGATTTACAAGTCCTGCTTGAGCAAATGGTTGCATTGCTGAAACTATCTGAAGTGCCATATCTCTACGGAAAGCTTCGTTGCGTGGGGCAGTAGAACCTGCCTCAACATTAAAGTCAAACTCACCAGATATATAATCTTTATCGAATGTTAACCAAACTGGTGCAGCTTCAGTGCCAATTATTCTTACAGTCTGTTCACCAGTTAAGAACTGTTGAGCTAGCATTATAAGATTAGAAGCACATTGTGCTATAGCATTTTCAATTGACACAAGCTTTTCAGCCACTCTAGCATTTCCAGCTTCAGCAATGATTGATGCTTCGCGGGCAGTTCTAGTTGTTTCTGGGATTGCACCACGCTGGTATTCAGATACGCCAGATACACGGT